ACTGCTGGTAGAATTGGCGCTGCTGATGTTGTTAAGAATGCTGTTAAGAAACAATTATTAACTCCTCAACAATCTGCTCCGACTAACCTTAATCCACTTGCTAATCGCAGAGCAGAATTAAAACATACAGCAGCTGTAGGAACTCATAGACCAAGAAAACATATTGTTCATGAAGCTTCTGGTGACGCTGAGAGAATGAAAGATCAAGCAGTACCACGTCTTTCGAATAAGAAGAGAACTGAAGTTGACTACGTTGGTCGTCCAGATTCTCCTCGTTCAATCCTAACAAGACAAGGCGAAGTAACTCGCAAAGTTATTGATGAGGACTCAAGAGCAAAAGCTAAGACTATCAAGGATACTGTTAAGAAGAAATCTATTGAACAGAACCTTGATGATGACAGAACTAAAGTTTATGGTGAGGTTGTTGTTAATCCTCCAGTAAACTTTAAGAATTTAAACGACGTAGAGCAGGCAAGTTAATAAATATCGTTATTACTAACTTAGGAAACAAACAATGAGTAGAACATTTGCAGATGCAATGGCTGAGGTTCAGAATAGAGCCAACATGCACCGTAAGGAAATCTCCGCTGAATCGTGGGGTGGTGAAATTGCACCTGGCGGTCGTGGTATTATTGTTAATGAGAAGCCTTTGCCTTCCAGTGAATTAGAAGCTCAGATTGCTGAAGTTCATGCTCAACGTAATCAGTCAGTCAAAAATATGACTAAAGAAAACTGGGACGAGACTATTCCTGTAACAGATATTGCTACTGTTGATCATATCAATAATGTAGAGGAAGCCAAGAAGGCTATCGATGCAAATAAAAAACAAGATATGAACGATAAATGGGGAGGAGACAAACTGGTATCCCCTATACCAACTATGAAAGATCCAAAGATGGCTACAACTCCAAAAGACAAGAAACCAGCTGACATGCGTGAGGCGTTAGCTCAAGTCCAGAAAAACGTAGCAGAAGGCGCTGCATCAGATGCCGCTGGTTCTACTATTGGTTCTGTCCTTCGTGGTGACTGGGGTAAAGCCAGAAAGAGTGCTGGCGAATGGGGTAGTGCTATGGCAAGTAATGCTGATAAAGCAAGAACAGCTGTAGCTGATTATCTTGACCCAGCTGGCGCCAAACCTGCACCCGCTCCTGCTCCTGCACCAGCCCCAAGTACTTCTTCTGGTTCTGCTACTCTACCTTCAATGGCTTCTGCTCCTGCGCCTTCTTCACTGAACAACAAACCTAATAATGTTGTTTCTCAGGATAAACAGAAAGCTCCAGGTGGTGGATCTCCTACAGTTAAACCTGCAGCGGCTGGTGGTAGTTATAAAATTAACAAAGGCGACACTCTGTCAGCTATTTCAAAGAAAACTGGTCTTTCTATTCAGCAGATTGCTAAACAGAATAACATTAAAGACGTTAATAAGATTAGAGCTGGTGCTTCATTGAACCTTTCTGGTTCAAAGCCAAGTACTGCTGGTGTTGTTTCTCAGGATACTAAACCAAAACCACCTAAAGTTGTTCCAGTTCCTCCACGTAGACCTGGTGAGCAAGGACCGCCAATGCCAAAGCGTTTGGCTACTCCTACTCCTAATGTTGCTCCTTCTGGTGGCACTGGTGTTGCTGGCGGAAACCCAACTCCTACTACTGGTGGATCTATAGCTCCAAGAACTTCACCTTCTGCTACTGCTCTATCAAGACCAGCAGATAGTAAAAGTCAACAGAATTTCTTACAACAACAGTTATCAACTCCTAAAAAAACAGTACCTACAGCAAGCGGCGAGTCAGGTGCAGATTACGAAAAGAGGCTCAAATTGAACAACTCATACGAAAACCCAATGATTGCCGCTTTCATTAAGCTGCAAGAAACTCCAGGTAATATGTTCGAGGCTGCTAAGAAAGTCAGTAAAAAAGACCAAGCACAAGCTAAGAAATATAATAAAGGCGATGAAGACGAAATCCAAGTCGATCCAAAACAAAGTGGTGAAGTAGCAACAAGTCAAGCCCCAGGTGCTGTAGCAGAAAGCATTCAGAAACCTGCTCGTGTTTCTATGTTTGATCCTGGTCAGGGTTATTCAAGAACTGCTGGTTCTGCTGATGGCGCCGCTTCTTTCAAGGAGAGAATGGCCGCTGCTTGGAATTCGCTTTCAACTGGTTATCCTGCAACTCAGCCAGCTGTTACTGGAATGTCTCCAGAGATTGCTGCTGATATGGCTGCTCTTAAAGAAGAGACTGAAGTTCTTGATGAAGCTCCATCTAAGAAAGATCATGGTCTTGCTGCTTTGGCCGCTGCTGCTATCTCGAAGGGTCATCCTGTAAAGAAACTACCAGCTGGTCGTGCGCAAGATGCAGTTCTACCGAAGGGAATGTATGGCGGTGCTATCAACCACGAGAGTGGTGTAAAACGTCAAGCTAAAATTCGTTCTGAAGAAATTGAACAGGTTAATGAGATTTCAAAAAAGACTCTTGATGGAGAAGGCGGGTATAGAGAAAAAGCATTCGCTGCATCTAAGAAAGCAATGTATTCTGGCGATAAAGAAACAGAGCGTAAAAGAGACAAAGGTAGAGAAATGGCATTCCATAAAATCACTGGTCGTGCTAAAGTAAATGCTACTGAAGAAGTTCAATTCTCAGCTGAAGAGCTTGCTCATATTCAGGCTGTAATGGAAAATAATCCAGAAGGTAATGCTATTGCTGGTAGAGATCCAAACGCTACACAAGGCGATAACGATAAATCAACTACTGGTGGTATTGCTAATGAAAGCAAGAAGAAGAAAATGTAAATGGCATTTATAGTAAAAAATAGCCTATCTATTGATACAGAGAATGTTCCTGTAAAGCAACAGCCTCTTATTAAAGTAGAGAAAGTTGAGCAAAAGGCTCCAGAAGTTACTGTTGAGTCTCCTAAAGAATGCGTAGATTGCTATAAACATGTCCATGACGGTGATCTGCATAAAATGTATAACACTAAGTCTGATTACTTAATGGATATGTTGTTCAAAGATTAATAAATAGATAAAACTAATTAGGAGAAAAACTATGTCTCAATGGGGCAATAAAAGACAAGCAGTTAGCGTAAATGCTACTTCAACTGTAGAAACTTCAGATGGTGCACCTATCGGCACTTATACTTTAGTAAAGGGTGGTGGTGGTCCAACTGCACACTTTGGTAACACTTTAGGTACACGTGCTAACACTGATCTGAATATGTATAAAGCACAGGCGCCATTTCCTACTATGCCAGGAATGAAAGTTTCTGTTATTCCAGTCTCATCAGCAGAGATGAGCAATCCAAACAGTGGTCCTGTTCCAGTTCTAACTCAGACAGCTTCTATCACTGTTATTGATAACGGCCAGGGATATGTAGCACCTGTTACTGCTGATGCTGTGTTCGCTAACGGTACTGTTCGTACTGGTTTCTTCACAGCAACTGTTGCTAATGGTAATCTGAATACATTCAACCAGACAGTTCCAAGCACTCCTGGTACTATCTTTACCAGCACTCCAACAGTGAACAACGTAACGCTTACTAAGCGTATGAATATTACACCTGCTAATAACGTTGGATTCAATAACGTAACTGAGATGATTCTTGTTGCTAACGCTGATCAGTGGTTGAATGTAAACGATACTGTCACTTATTCAGTTCCAGCAGGTAATGTTGCTATCGTTCCTCTAACAGCTGGTTCAAATTATTATATTGCATTCGTCAATTCAACAGGTTTCGCTCTGAAGTCAGGTGTTGGTACTGCCAACATAAACATTACTGATGCAAGAACAACAAGCACAGAACAGCATACTTTCTATGGCGTTGCTGCTACACTGGGCGCTGTTGTAGTAACTAACACTATTTCTACTGGTGTTGGTGCAGTTGATGCTAATGCTTCTCCAGTTGCACACGCTGGTTGGGTTGTTCGTAGAGAAGGTACTGGTGGCCGTGCTGGTCGTGTTCATTATGAAACTCTCGTTGCTATGCATTCGCTTCCAAGCAACTAATAGTCAAGAAGGTAAGTTATGGCTCAGTGGGGTAATAAGAAACAACCCGTCACAGTAACTCCAAACACTAAGTTTGAGAGCACTGATGGCGCTCCTATGGGGTTATGGTCCATCGTCAATAAAGGCGGTGGTCCAAATGCCCATTTCGGTAACACTGCTGGTACTCGTGCCAGAACAGACCTTGATATCTATGCATCAAACACTCCTGGTCAGTTTATAAAAAACATGGCCATTGGTGTTTATGGACAGAATGCCAATGATATGTCTAATCCTGGCACTCTTTCAAGTATAGATTTCAATTTTCTTAAAAATGGATCTATGTATGATCCAGACAAAAAATATGCAGTAAATGTTGTGATGGCTAATGGTTTTGTCAATAATACTGCCATTACTGCTGTTATCGGTAGAGATAATACCATGCATGATACTGCTGGTCACTGTATAGGTCTTAATAAATCATTACCTTTAACTGGTCTTGGTCCATCTCTTGAGATACATGTTGATCCTCCACCTATGTGGGAAATATATGCTAACTCTTCATGTATTGTGAAAGGTAATGTTGCTAATGGCTGGCCAGGAGGTTTCAAGTTTGCTCCAGGTAAGATTAATACATTCGTTGATATTGGTTCTTATTTCACTTATTACTGTCCAAATGGAGAGACTCCAATTGCTCCTCTTGTTTCTGGACAAAAATATATGGTTCTAACAAATCCATATCCTGACGGAACATTTCCTATTCAGATATATAACGGTGTTGGCGCTATAACTATTACAGATTTCAGAGCTAATATTACTGCTCCTGCTCCATCTCACTTTATTCAGGGTGATACGTTTGAAGTAGCTAATGCTGTATTCACTCCTGGTGTTAAGACTCAAAGCACACATCCAGGATGGGTTATAAAAAAACAAGGAACTGGAGGCAGAGCAAACAGAGTCCAGTATGAATGTCTGGTGGCTATGGGCACTATTTCTAATACATAATAAATAATACAAGATTCAATAATATAAGGATTTAGCATGCCACTCTGGGGTAATAAGAATCAGCCTGTAACAGCAAATCTATCGACCACTCACGAATCAACTGAGGGTGCTCCTATCGGCACTTATGTGTACGTAAAGGGAGATCAGATTAATCGTAAGGGTGGTGCTAACGCTCACGCTGGTAGTACTATTCCTGGATCACGTGCACGTACTGACGTTGCTATGTTTGAGTCTGGTGGTATTAATGAGTTTATACACGATATGGCTGTTGGTGTTTATGGTGTATTTGCTAACTCTGAAGATCTAAAAGGCAATAAAGCATATCACGATCATATAAATCTACTTCATGCACGTAATAAAGCTGGTGGTAATCCAGACGGCGAATTACTTCAATATAGAATAACTAATCCAGGTTCAGGTTATGCTGGTGGTGTTTATGGTACTCCTGTTCCTATTAGACTTTCTTTTGCTAATGGTGAGTACGATCAAACTTCTATTTCTGGTCATGTTCATTTTGGTGTTATGACAGACCCACCAGATCCACAGAATGGTAAGATTGATAGACTTAATATCAATCAAGATCTATTTGTTTATGATGCGCCTAATGCTGCAGTAGATCCTCCTGAAGAGTGTCCTATTAATATAAACAATACACAGATATTCCCTCAAGGATTTCTTATTTCATTTGCTGATGGTATATACACCAAAGGAGATAAAGTTTATTACTTTGTTCCTCAGGGTAATACACCAGTTCAGCCTCTAACTGGTAACACATATTATTACATAGCAAATGCAACATCACAGTTTGTTTCTTTGACAGAAACTAAAGGTGGTGATCCAATCATTATCACCGATCCACGTATTAATTCAGATGATCCTGATGCAGAAGTTCATACTATTCAGGGCGAAGGTGCTTCAGTTGAAGCGTTTATTGTAGCTGCTAATGTTATTGGCGCTTCACACGCTGGTTGGGTTCTTAGAAAAGAGTTCACTGGTGGTAGAGAAGGTAGAGTACAGAGCGAAACTCTGGTTGCAATGTCATCTCTTGAGCAGGGTGTTATTCCACCTCCATCCCCAGCACCTATTGTGTATAGTATTGATCCAGATTTTGGTACAGAATTTGGTGGTGAAGTTGTAACTATTATTGGCGAGAATTTCGTTTCATTTGAAACTCCTAAAAAAGGTCAGACGGTTGGTGATACATTCACCACCCGTGTTCTGTTCGGTGATATATTTTCTTCAAATGTAATAGTTGCTAATAATACTTTCTTGACAGCAGTAACTCCTCCGTATCCAAAGCCAGATACTGTTGATGTTCGTGTTGAGACTGGATATGGTATCAGCCGTATTGGTCCAGATACAAAATACACTTACACTATTACTGAACCTTATGTCAGAAGGGTAACTCCTAATAAAGGTGGATACAAAGGTCAAACAAACGTAGTTATCTATGGTTCAAATTTCGAATCAGCTACTCAAGTTCAGTTCGATAACGTCAATGCTTTAAGTTTTGAAGTAATCAATAACGATTACATTCACGCTATTTCTCCACCACATGCCAACGGAACTGTTAATATTTTTGTTACTGGCGCTAATGGTACCAGTGATCCAGATCCACGTTCTGAATACACATATTACTCGGCTATTCCTCTTGTTGGTAATCTAAACCCAACTTTCGGGCCAATGGATCCAGTGTCAGTTACTATTAATGGTAACAACTTCATTCAATATGGAGCAAAGTATCACGGAGATCCAACAGTATTACAAGTATTCTTTGGTCAGCAACAAGCAAACATTACTTCTGTTGTTTCAGACAGCCAGATTATTGTTGATCCTCCTATAGTTCTTTCTCCTGGTCCTGTTGATGTTACTGTTCGTAACACTTATGGTAACAGCATTCCTGATGCCAACAGCCGATTCACATATTATGCTGCTGCTCCAACAGTTTCTAACTGTTCTCCAAAATTAGTATCTGCTGTTGTTCCAACTGACGTTACAATTTATGGTAATAACCTCTGGCTTGCTACAGAAATTAGTTATGGAGGAACTTTCTTCGTAAACAATAACATTCGTGTTGCACCTGATGGTAAATCATTAGTGTTCACTACTAAGACTGATGAAAATACTAACAGATACATGACGATCGAAGTTACCACTCCTTCTGGAACATCTCCGGAATATTACGATTGTGGTTTCAGCTATATCAATTTCCCATACGTAATTGATATGTCTATTCATGCCGCTGATTATCGTGCAACCAATACTGTTGTTATTACTGGATTGAATTTCAGTAATCCTACATTCAAGGTTGAATCCATTTTTCTTGGACAAGAAAGCGTCCAGTTCCCAAGAAAATGGTGGGCGAACTCTGACTTATTCCAAATAGCTAATAATACAAGCATGTCATTTCAGTTACCAAGTTTTTATAGTCTTGGTGCACCAATATTCCTAACTTACAACACAATCCTTACCAGCAATACTAACAAGGCAAGTAGTAATACTCCAGGTTGTAAGATGTATATTGACAACTGGACTCCTATTGTTGATAGAATTGATCCTAACATTGGTCCAATCAAAGGATTCACAGAAATCTATTGCTATGGTAAAAACTTTGCTCAGTCAGTTATCTCTAATGCTCAGCTTGGTGAAGGTGCAGGTGGTTTCAAAGCTAAAAGCGTAAGAGTTATAAGTGATAATGTGGCTGTTGTTGTTGCTCCAACTGTAAATGCAAACACAGTAGGAATAAACTATAACGTCATCCTCAACTCTGCAACATGCGGATCTACTCCAGTTACCTCTAACACTGTTTTCACATATACCAACAACTCTGGTACTCTAGCATCTCTGACTCTAAATTATCCAGGCACTGGTTATAACAATAATCATCCACCAATTAAGATTAGTGCTCGCTTGTTCACTAATGGTATGATTGATAGTAGAGCAGGTACAGCTAATGCAGGCACATATGGTGGTGGTGGTGCGAGCACTAATAATGCTGGTCAAATCATTAGAGTAACAGCTAACAACGACTTCCCTATTCTGTTCAGAGGATATGCTAATACTCCTGCATTCGAAGTTGATCCTCCTGAGATATATGAATTCCCTGCTAATACAACAGGTTTTGCGGGTTATCCAGCTTCATTAAGAAAGTGGTCGCTTGGTGGTGCTACTAATGTTTTCTTGAACGGGGATAAAGTTCTTTATACTTGTCAAGGTCCAGGAGGTCCACTAAAACCTCTACAGAATCAGACATATTATTATATCACTCAGCTTGAACAGGGGTGGCCACAGAGTTACTTTCAGTTAGCATTAACTGAAGCAGACGCTAAGGCTAATGTTGCCATCTTTATAAATGATTATCGTCTTAATAATCAAGGTTCAACTACTGATATTTCGTTAATTCAGGGTATGACCGCTAACGTAAAATACACATTGGTACCATAAGGATAGAGAATGGCAAACGACAGTAAAAAGGCATCGCAATTACCAGTGGCAGCTAACGCTGCTGCCACTGACAGAATTCTTATTCTTAGAGATCCACTAGGAGCTCCATCATTAAGAACTGTGAACGTATCTACTCTTGCTGCAAATCTAACAATTGCTTATAGCACACCTGCCAATTCATCAGCTAATGGTGTGGCTGGTATGCTTATGGTTGACGATACATATCTATATGTTTGTGTCAGTCAAAATGATTGGAAAAGGGTCACTCTAGAAACCTGGTAAAAAATGAACGATAAATTGACTGAAGATAACTTTTTGCTATTCTGTGCATCACATTACGATAATGCTCGCTATGCAACAACTGAAGAGTTCATTGAAGATATTAATCGTATAAAGTATATAAAGAAACTTGTCACAAGATATATAGAGAATGGAGATCTAAAAGAGCGTTTGATTCTAAATCATATTATCGTTCTGAATAACTGTTTTGGTCCAGAAGCTCTATGTAAGATTCTGTATTTCAAATTGAAACCACAGATGAAGTATATAAAACCATTTCTTATTCTTTTGGAGATTCTACCCGAAAGACTTCATAATGTTGGCGATGAAGAATGGGTCGAGACAGATCTTATTGAAATGGATTCTGTAATCGTTTCAAAACTAAGGAAAGTATAATGGACGTTCAAGAAGATGGTGCTGCAGCAATGAGTGGTGGAGCAGTAGGAACCAGTTCAGATATCCCAGCCAATAACACAGATGTTTCTGGTGTTGCAGGTATCGCCAGAAATCCTCCTATTAAGAAAAAGAAAACAACAAATCTTTTGACAAGAGGAATGCCTATGGCTCGTCCTCCAAAGAAGCTAAGAGACATCGTAGGAAAAGAGATGTCTGATGATCGTCGTGCTGATAAAAAATAGCTTGCCTTCTTCTCAGTTTCAGGTATAATCATTACTGAGACTATGAAGATAGGGATTTATTATGAGTTGGTTATATCAAAAGTATATCGGTATTCTATCCCCAAGACTCCTAAAGTTTAAACGAAAGAGTGGTAATCTCTATAACTTTAGGTGTCCTCTTTGCGGAGACTCAGAGACCCATAAGAATAAAGCCAGAGGATACATCTACCAGAAAGAAGGTAAGATGATGTTCCATTGTCATAACTGTAATGCGACAATGGGTATACCTAACTTTATTAAGATGATGGACGTAAATCTCTATAATGAGTTTATGTTAGAGAAACTGCAAGATAGTAAGGCAGCAGACAAGAAAGAAGATGCCTTTAAGTCTATGATAGAAAAGATGAAGAAGCCAGTCTTTATGACAGGTGGACCATTGAAGGGTTTAAAGAAGATCAGTCAGTTATCAGCTGATAATCCTATAAAAATATTTATTGCTGATAGAAAGATCCCTAATCCCTATCATGCGAAGTTATTCTATTGTCCTAACTTTAAGAACTATGTTAATACTATTCTACCAGGTAAGTTCGAGAAAGATTCTTTATTAAGAGACGAGACACGTATTCTTATTCCTTATCTAAATGTAAATAAAGAAGTAATCGCTATGAACTTCCGTTCAATAGCAAAGAACAGTCCTGTTAAGTATATTAAGATTCTTATTAACGAGAACTTTCCTAACCTATACGGTATGGATACAGTAAATCTTGATAAGAAAACATATATCACTGAGGGTGAGTTTGACTCTATGTTCTTATCTAATGCTATCGCTACAGGAGGTGGAGACCTAGTATCTGCTGTTCGTTCTCTTCCAAAGGAGAACCTTGTCGTAGTATATGATAATGAACCGAGATCTAAGGAGACTACTCAGAAGATACAGAAGGCTATATATGCAGGGTATTCGGTGTGTATCTGGCCACAAAACTTCGAACATAAAGATGTTAACGATGCCGTAAAAGAAGGCTTGACTTCTGAGTTCATTCAGTATATAATTGATCAAAACACCTATAAAGATCTGGCTGCTAAGTTAGCACTACAAAATTGGAGTAAAGCATGAGAGTTCGAAAGAAACCTGTTGAAGTGGAAGCATTTCAGTTAACACAAGATAATGCTAAGAAGATATCTGAATGGTGTAAAGGATTGCTTGTAGAACGTGGTGATAACTTTGAGAAGTATATTCAGATCCTTACACTCGAAGGTATTATGACTGCTCGTAACGGAGACTATATTATTAAAGGTGTTCATGGAGAGTTTTATCCTTGTTATCCAGAAATCTTTGAAAAGAGCTATGAGGTTATTGAAGAATGAACGACGCTAAGATTATTGCTGTAACACAGCCAATGATTAGAACAGATGATGTAAACGACAGATGTGGTAAGCGTTTAACAGCAGAAGAGTTTATTGCCTATACTGCACGTGTATCTAATCCATCTAATCAGCACAACACATTAACAGCTAGTAAGCTGCTCAAGTATCTTATTGAACATAATCACTGGAGTCCGTTTGAGATGGTTTCAGTTACTATGGAGATCAACACTACTCGAGATATTTCACACCAGATCATTCGCCACAGATCGTTTACTTTTCAGGAGTTTAGTCAGCGTTATGCTGATCCAACTAAGGATATGTCTTTTGTAACGAGAGAAGCAAGACTACAGGATGCTAAGAATCGTCAGAATAGTATTGAGACGGATGATGAAGGTTTAACTGATGTTTGGGAGAAAAAGCAGAAATCATTGACTAACCTTGCTGGAATTTATTATAAAGAAGCGATTGAACTTGGCATTGCCAAAGAACAATGTAGAGCAATTCTACCAGAAGGACTCACTACAACCCGTCTATATATGTCAGGAACACTTCGTTCATGGATTCATTATATTGATGTTCGTGCTACAGAAGGCACACAGAAAGAACACCGTGAAGTTGCTTTGTCTGCACAGAAAGGGATCCTTGATCATTTTCCATCACTAACTGAGTATTGGTCATGAGCAAAATAGTATTAGTTGAAACTGTATCAACATTTCGTCATGTGTATGCTATCGAGCTTAAAGATAATGAGCCGAATGAATATGCTCTGGATGATGTAGTATCAGATACATATCCTGATGGTGGTCTTGAAGATTTCGCACAGGAACATATATCTGCAGATATTTTCTCACATAGAGTCATTTCAGAAGAAGAATATATAAGGATATTCGATGAGATGAATGATTATCTTATCGGATGGTCTCCAGAACAAAAAAAGAAATTCATATATAAGCAACATCATGGCGAAAATTGCAAGAAAAGAGGTAAGTAAATGTCCGAAATGAACGTATATCAAAGTTTTATCCACAAGAGCCGTTATGCAAGATTTTTGCCAGAAAAGAATCGAAGAGAACATTGGAACGAAACAGTTCAACGTTATGTTGATTATATGTTTGACAAAGTAAAGATAGATGATGAAAAGTTAAAGAAAGAAGTCTACGAAGCAATTTATAATCTAGAAGTTATGCCAAGTATGCGGGCTTTAATGACCGCTGGTAAAGCATTAGACAGAGACAATGTCGCTGGATATAATTGCTCTTATTTGCCTGTAGATGATCCAAAATCTTTTGACGAAGCTATGTGCATTCTTATGAATGGAACAGGCGTTGGGTTTTCTGTAGAAAGACAATATGTTAACAAGTTACCAGAAATACCTGATGAATTATATGAGTGCGACACAGTAATTACTGTCAGAGATAGCAAAGAAGGTTGGTCTAAAGCTCTACGTATGCTTATTTCACTTTTATATGCTGGAGAAATACCAAAGTGGAATCTAACCAATTTAAGACCAGCTGGCGCTCAGTTAAAAACTTTTGGAGGAAGATCAAGTGGTCCAGAACCACTAAACGAATTATTTAAATTCGTTGTAAAGGTTTTTAAAAATGCACATGGTAGAAAATTAACTTCACTAGAATGTCACGATTTAATGTGCAAAATTGCGGAGGTCGTAGTTGTTGGTGGCGTTCGCCGTTCAGCAATGATCTCTCTTTCTAATCTATCTGATGATCGTATGCGTCATGCAAAAGCAGGACAATGGTGGGAAGCAAATGTTCAAAGAGCTCTTTCAAACAACTCGGCAGTCTATACTGAAAAGCCAGAAGTCGGACAGTTCATGTCAGAATGGCTTTCTATCTATGAATCGAAGTCAGGCGAAAGAGGAATCTTCAGTAGAGACGCATCTAAACGAGTGGCTGCTAAGTCTGGAAGAAGAGATGCTACTCATGAATTTGGAACTAACCCCTGTTCTGAGATTATCCTGCGTCCATATCAATTTTGTAATCTCACAGAAGTTGTTATACGAAGCGACGATGATGAAAAGAGCCTTGCAAGAAAGATTAGAGTGGCAACGATTCTTGGAACCTTTCAAAGTACTATGACACACTTCCCATATCTCCGTAAGATATGGCAAAAGAATACAGAGGAAGAAAGACTCCTTGGTGTTTCATTCACTGGCATTTATGATTGTCCGTTGATGAATGATCCAGATGACCCTGAACTTCCGAAGCGTTTAGATAAACTAAAACAAGTTGCTGTTGATACTAATAAAGAATGGAGTGAGAAACTTGGAATCAATCAAGCAGCTGCTATCACCTGTGTTAAACCATCCGGAACTGTTAGTCAACTTGTTCTTAGTCCTTCCGGTATTCATCCAGGTCACGACCATTATTATATTCGTCGTGTACGCTCTGACAATAAAGATCCGCTTACTAAACATCTTATTGACTCTGGCGTTCCTCATGAGCCAGATGTTACTAAGCCTCATGCTACTACTGTGTTTTCATTTCCGATGATGCTTCCAAAAGAATCAGTAACACGTAATGATGTCGACGCTATTAAACATCTTGATCTCTGGTTAATGTATCAGCGTCATTGGTGCGAGCATAAACCATCAGTTACAATTAACGTAAAGGAAGAGGAATGGCCAAAGGTCGGTGCATGGGTTTATGATCACTTCGACGAGATGTCTGGTGTATCTTTCTTACCTTACGATGGTGGTTCGTATCGTCAAGCACCATACGAGACTATAAATAAGGACGAATACGAAAAACTGATTAAAGAAATCCCAACAACCGTCGACTGGGATATTCTGGTTGAGAATGATGATAATGTTGAAGGCGTACAACAACTTGCTTGTAGCGCTGGAAACTGCGATATCTAACGATTACGGTTACTGTGGGATCTCGCGACCTACATTTATTTAGTTGAAGAATAAGTCTAAGGAGAATAACAAATGAACGATACGATGAAACTAGTATTAACAGTATTTGCAGCAGTTGTGCTTGCAGGAGTAGCTTACAAACTAAAAGATTATAACTTCCAACCATACATCGATGCTGCAAGAGCAAAGTTCAATGAATGGTATGAGTGGGTTGCTTCTCTCTATACTTACGTAAAGCCATGGTTTGACTGGGTTCAGTCTTGGTTCAATAAGGCTTCGTAATGAGAGTCGATGCGGAGTTATTCGATATATGTAAAGAGTTTATAAAAGATAATAAGATATCCTCTGATGAAGATATCTATGATTCTGATATCGAAGCACAAACATTACAACTTCTTGAACAAATCTGTGACTTAATCGGTTACTATGATTATGAAGAAGAGGAAGAAGAGGACTATGAGGACTAACTAAGGAGATCCAGATTTTTTCTTGTATGGTCCTCTTTTGCGACCTGTCAGGGTTCTGGATCTCTTCTCGTTGCTTTCGGCAGATTGTTTTCTGCCTGTCATAGCAGCAGATTGTTTTTGTTTTTGATCTTCTGATTTAGGTTTATCTTTTAGGGCAGCGCCGATAGCTAATCTATGCGCTAAAGATTTTGGTTTGCCTTTATTGCCAGAAGCATTATTGTTGCCGACCATAGCTTTAGCGGTACCAGGTTTTGCTACTGACGCTGCCTCTATAGAGATAGCAATATTATCAGTTTGGTTCAGAAAATCTTCTCTGACCACAACCTTTATTCTGCGTAAAACTTTTGTCTCCCAGTTTCTGGCTGCATCCTCTGTCAGAAAGGTTCTGCGGATCTGAACAACGTCTGGTTCACCATACGTTTCACGAGCACTTTTGACGAGTTTGGAAGAAGTGAAATAGAATGTCCATAAATCGGAAGGTTGACATCCCTTGGCGTATCTGACGCCGTAATACCATATATTATGTTCTGACCATCCAATAAGATAGGTATATGGAATATAAATAATCATATGCTGATCCTCCACACAGGGTTAGAGTAGATGAGAGTCCCCACTCTGCGATCTACGTTTTATTTATATTTTAGGATATCTTATGACTTGGATTTATGAAAACACCACGATGGAGGTAATACCCGAAAAGGTTATCGGATTCGTCTATATAATAGAGAATCTCCGAACCAATAAAAAGTATATTGGTAAGAAGAACTTTTATTTCTCTAAGACCAAACAGGTTAAGGGAAAAAAGAAAAGATATAAAGCAGAGTCCGACTGGCAGGACTACTATGGTTCCAATGAAGAACTAAACGAACATGTCAACATATTTGGTAAAGATGCTTTCAAGAGGGAGATACTACGTCTTTGTTCTTCTAAAGGAGAGATGTCATACTTTGAAACCAAATACCAATTTGAAAACAATGTCTTAGAATCAGATAACTGGTATAATAATTGGATCTCCTGTAAGATACATACAAAACACTTGACTTTTCTGAAAAACAATATTATAATAGATAATATAAAAGGAGTGCAAGTTGATAAATCTGGATCTTGAAGAAGTAAAAGTATTCATTAAGAATACTTCAGAAACAACTAAGATCTATATTGGTTCAGACTCTGCTCGTTATCTTGATAAGAATAATATATGGCATGCTGAGTATGCCACTGTTGTCGTAGTCCATTACAATGGTAATAGAGGTTGTAAGATATTTGGTCAACTAACTAATGAAAGAGACTACGACCAAAAGAAAGACCGTCCAAGAGTTCGTTTGATGAATGAGGTAATGAAGACTGCGCAAATGTATGTCGATCTTGAAGAAGCAATAGGAGACCGACATGTTGAGATACATCTCGATATTAACCCTGACGAGAAGTTTGGTTCTTCTTGTGTTATTAGTGAAGCTGTGGGTTATATCAAAGGATTCTGCAATGTTATTCCATTCGTCAAGCCGAAGGCATTTGCAGCATCAATTGCAGCGGATCGCTTCCTGGCGTAGATAATAAGCTCCAGTAGAACAATTGGTTAGTTCCCGCTGCTCATAACAGCGTGGTTGTAGGTTCGAGTCCTGCCTGGAGCACCATTAATGGATTTGATATGAATAATATTCACGTATATGATGATTTGTTTTCTTTTGAAGAAAGAACAAGATTCTATCGGTTTATAACAAGATCCTTTTATAAGATAAATGGTTTTGATACAGATACATCCAGTAGTCATAATCAGATATTTGCATCCTTCAATAATGATGATCTAAATAAATTTGGTATCTGTAATACAGAAGCATTTAAAAAATTAGACATCATTCATTCTTTATCTAAAAGAACTATCAAACAAATAAGAGTTAATTGCTCCACACCTACTGAAGAGTGTAATTTTCATACTGATGAGATAAAAGGTGGAGTTACTTTTCTTTATTACGTTAATTTGAATTGGAGACCAGAGTGGTTGGGATATACTATCTTTGGATCCGATAACCTGAAAGAAGTAATTCATACTTCTTTCTACGTACCAGGAAGAGTTATTATATTCGACGGATCAATACCGCATATGGTAATACCGCCGAGCGTATATGCAAGAGGACATAGATTAACTTTTGCTATTCAATATACGCCTCTTCCATAATTAAAAGGAAAATAAATGAAGTATATGATAGCCCTTGTGGCAATGTTATTTGCCGCATCTGCTAAAGCAGATTTCATTGAAGATTTGTTTGGCAACAACCAACCCGATCTAAGTGGGTATACCGCCAGCCTTCACAACGCATCGTGGTATTATGATACAGTCGGAAGAACAGCTTCCGGTAAGAGAGTTACCTATGGTATCGCTCATAAAACACTTCCTTTCGGGACACATGTTCATCTATATTGCCCTGCCACTGGCAGAACAGTAGTGGCCACTGTTACCGATAGAGGACCATACATTCGTGGTCGAAACATTGATGCAAACCAAAACGTAGCCTCGGCTCTTGGTTTCAAGCATAATGGAACTGCTCGTGTTGAAATGCGAGTATTAAATTAATAACAATTCAGGGGGCTTTATGCCCCCTGTTCAATATGGAGATTGATGTGCATACAAAAGATGAAGATAAGACAAT